GTCGTGATCGTCGCCTCATTCATACCAAAAACAACCGGGCTGTATTCGAGGAGACGGGCCACGCGCTCATTAGTCACGGGCATAGGCTCACCGTCCTTCTCGTCAATATACCAGCCGTGTTCATTGCGGGAAAGAGGGAGCGTCTCCTGATCAAATTCCAGCAGGTCATAGCCAATTGACCACTGCCCCACATCGCCCGCCTTCAGTCGCCTGAATGCTTCATTCCCTGCATCTGTCTCCAGATTAAATCGAGTCAGGGCCTCATAGCCGCCGGTGGCGTCCGGGAACTTGCTTTGTATCTCCAGGGGCAGTTGGGCGCGGCCTACTTCCCGCACTTCGAGCGGGCGGCCCAGCACGCGCTCGATACTGTCCGTCCTGTGGCTGTCCAGCACGCGCACCTGTCCTAATCGCTCAGAGATAGACTTTTTGAAAAATCCCACCATAAGCCGATTTCGCCCCAGATCAATATTGCCCGTCACGGCGATAATCGAGCGGACGATCCCAAGCTCGGAAGTTTCCTCTTCTACCTTTATCCCTACAACGGGAAAAGTCTTAAATTTTTTCTCTGCCATAATTTCCTCACGCAAAACAAAAGCACCGTCGTTTTTCTCGACGGTGCTTGACCGTGCTGGTGAGCTATTCGCTATTTTTTGTGCGGCGGGTCTGGCCGCCACTCTGGCGGCGGGTCTATTGGCTTACCCGTAAGGGCGGGCCATTCAAACCACGCCCCGCAGTGCTTACAGCGCCCGCGAAAGCGGGTTAGTCCTTCAACTTCCCCGCAGGGCTTTTGACACTCAGGACATCTGATTACGATCCACATTATACTACAAACGCCTATTCGAGACTATACATACCATTTAGCGATAATGCAATCTGCGGGTTCCGGTCTGGCAGCGCAACGTCTGGGTAGTATTCCCGCGCGATCATCACTCGGCGAGTATAGTTGATCGGCCAGCGCCTTTTTCCCCATGCAGGTAAAAAGCGATCCTTAACGGCCTCCCACCAGTTGGCGGGGTATATAACTTCAACTCTATCACGGACAAGCCCGGCCACGCGCTGCACAATCAATATACTAATAGCCTCTTCCCAAAAGCGGTCTTGGTCGGCAATCTGAATTTCCGGCCTCTCTACAAAGGGCCATGCTCCCTCCATCATCGCCCGATCAATGCGCGTGTATAAGATTAGTTTCAATTTCTCTAGATTGACCTTCCGTATTTCATCGCTCATATGATCCCCCTGTTCCATTATACATACTTTCCCCGCTAGTGTGCTAGTAGCCCGGTCGGAAACTTGCCGGGCGTACACGGGCGGTCGGTGGGCTGTAGGCGGCACTGGCACCGCCAGCCGCCGCATTCAGTAGAATGCGTGGGCGGCACGGCATTGTTTCCCCGCCATACGTCACCCCGATAAACGCGCCCGGCCAAGCCGAGACAGGATCGACAGTGCTTTTCAGTCGGGCCAAGCACAAACTCAAATTTCCGATTAGCCCCCGCATAGGTAGCCGCCAGTGCTTGCACTGCATTATACCGGTTGACCCACAGTTCGGCGCGATTTAGGAAGGGCGTTAGCTTGCCGCCGCTGTCTCGATTAGCGCGGGCGATATCCGAGGCAATGCCCATAACGTGAGAGATGTCATCATTGATACACCGCTGCAAGGCATTGCGCTCTTCGTCGGTAAGCTCCTCCATTGTAATCCCAAACTGCGCCGCGCCGTCACGCCACGCCCAGCGATAGCCAAAGTTAAGCGCGGAAAGCATCTGGTCAACAAAACCAAACATCTCGGTTTCGCCACGCCAGAAACCGGTAATCGCACTTCGTAATGCTCTGCGAAAGCTATCAATGCCCGCCACCGCGTTCACCCCATGCGTGCTGTAAGCGGATACGTACCTGATCCGCTGTCAAAACCTCATTATAGGCAAAGTCAGCCATTGCGACTAACATCCGCCCCCATTCGCCGCCATACGCCAATGCAAGGGTCAGGTCTTCCCACTGTCGCTTGATCGCCCGCCAGTCAAGTGACCGCCCCGCCTTCAGTGCCGCCCGCGCCTCGTCATCTATGATTGCCAATACTCGCTGCCGGACAGCAATCGTGTCTTCTGTCCAGAGGGGAAGCAGGGTCATCTTTTCCGGCACTTCCTCGCCCTGTTCCTCTGCGATAGTCTCACCAGTAGGGGCGGGGGTAGGCGGCTCTTCTTTTTCGGGCCACTGCGGGGCGGGCAGACCGGCAATCTGCGCGGCCTGATCGGACGGGTAAGCTCCCATGCCCTGTGCATACAAAACGTCAAACGTTTGCGCCCGCGTCATATTGCGTTCAATCAATGAGGGAACTGAGGAGAAGTCAAACCCTAGCCACGCATCCCCATCCCGCACACGCTGGAATTCTCCACCAAACTGCATAAGTTCGGGAACGAGGGTGTCCTCGCAAAACGCCTGTCTAGCCTCACGGTAGTTTGAATAGGTCGCGTGTTCTAATCCACTTCGAACGCCGATCAGGATAGGCGGCACGCCGAGCGTTGCTAGAACTAGGGTTTCATTGCGCGTGTCTATCCCCTCAAAGGCCATGTCTTTGAACGGCATTGAAATCGGTTCGTACTTGCCGCCCGCATCAAAGACTGCCGGTTCGGGCCATGCCTCATAGCCACCGTGCTTTTCCATCCATGCCTCTTTAGCATTTTCGAGGGCGTCTTGTGACTGCGGGGTATCAAAGGTAATTTGCCCAGGGGGAACAGCGGCATGCTCAAAGAACAACTTTAGATAGGCCGTTACGTCATTATGCACATCGATGCTGCGGCCAGCCGAGGTAAGAGGAGACACGCCATAACCAAATCCTTCTAGCGGATCACGGGGATTGGGCACTTTGAGGTGTATCATATCATCGGCTAGAATAGGAATATAGTTCTGAATATCGTAGGCTTGCACGCCATCCGGCTGATACCAATACGTTACAGTACCCTTATCCTGCGGCACGATAAAAACGCGGTCAGGGCGCAAGGCATAAAGGCCCTTAACCGTCTGTCCCTCACGGGCAATTACGCAGAAGGCATTACCTGCGATATTGTAGTGACAATCGAGTAGTTGAACTAATTCAATCCCGGTTTGTACGGGATTGGGTCTGTCTGCGAGACGCTGCAAGGGGTGATCAATAGGGGCGATAACCGCGTCAAGCGGATCGCCTTGAAAGGCCGTTAAGGGCGCTCCTGCTATGCTGCGCTGCTTATAGGCAATGGCTGAAAAGACGACGGCGTTGATCTCATAGCCATGATAGGTGTATGAGCCATAGTCGATACTTTGCCACTGTGGATTACCGAGATAGTATTTAGGCCATGCAAGTTCAAAGGAGGCGCGACCTCGCCCTGCCTGTTTTCTCATAGGAACAAGTTTTTTTGCCAGCGATAGCCGAGCGCGATCTAACAACCCCATTTGTCGAGAATTAGTCATCATCGCCCCCTGCGCTTGCGGGCATAGTAAGCCCGCTTCCAACAATACGCTTGAATGCGGTCAAGCCAGCGGGGATTACCGTAGCCGTCCGTAACCGCTTCCCAAACGCGGCCAAAGAAGATGTCAAGCCAAATCCACATAGTTTAGCCCCTCATCATTATAACACATAATCAGACCATCAAAACGCGGCGCTGGCAGGCGTGGTAGGCGATCATCAAAGCGACTACCGTATCGTCGTGCGCCCCGGAAGCAGCCTCATAGCGCCACGCCCCAGACGGCAGTCGGATCGGAACGACGCTGCGCAACTCGCCTAGAAGTACGGGGTCATCCGGTATCTTGATCTTCCCGTTTTCAAACGCCGACATAAGCGCGTGAACAAGTTCCATTTTGCTATTGTGGGTCATCATGAAGGGCCGAATACGAACGCCCTTCAGTCGCTTATCCTTGCGCAGTTCCTCGATATTCGGACTGCCAATTGAGTTTTCCTCCGGCCACAATTCCTCTGCCCGCCACTTTCGGCAGATATTGATCATCCTGTCCCGCATGGCCGTCCAAGGCATACGGTAGTAGCGGTCGGTATCTACCAGCGTCTTCGTGTCCCTTTCCATAATGTCCACAACGGTATAGTCCTGAAGCTGCCCCCAGTCGGCAGCGGCTATATAGTGCGGCTTGGGAAGGTCGGGTTTTTTGTCATAGATCGACCAGTCAGGCGGGGAAAACATGCCGGGTGGGCCATAGACACAATTCTCGACATTACGAAAGACCGCCCCACCCCCGGTAATCTCCGCAAGGTATTCCTGTTCAAAAATAACTTGCGGCGTATTGCGCCGGATGTCTTCAATGCGGGCGCGGTCAATCAGCGGGTTGTCATAGGTCGTATAGTGCCGCTGTATCCAGTTCGCCCGGCCCGCTGCTTGATACCACTGCCGCGCTGCCCAGTTTTCCCCTTTGGGAACTCCCATCATAAGAACCCATGAACCGACCCAGTCAAGCGTGGTCGGCTCCAAGAACTCTGACCAGACCGATTCGCGCATAAGGGTAAACTCATCTATCACCGCCCCGCGCACTCCTTCCCCGGCCAATGATTCGGGGTTTTCAGCAGTACGCAACCATATCTCAGCGCCGTTAGGTAAGCGGACTTCCCGCTCTACCTTGCGGACGGCATTATCAGGGTCTAGCCCCGCTGCCTCCCATATCTGCCGCCCGTACTTGCAGAGCATACGCCACGCCCGCTTCATACTAGCCGATTTCCAAGACAGCCCTACCCACCAGTAGAGGCCGGGCGTTTCAATAGTACAACGAAGAAGGCGCTCTACCCCGGCCAGCGTTTTACCGTAACGCCGCCCGGCCAGCAAGGCAATGCTGCCCGGATAGTAGATAAGCTCATACTGCCCATCGCTATGAGGGCGGGGCAGTATGATTTTACTGGTCGAGACGGTAGGTATCATCTAGCTCCCCGCCGTCGCCAAATAGCAGCATTACGCGGTGAGTGATAGGGTCAATCCTTTGCGGGGCGTCTACGCCGAGGATTTTGCATCTGCGTTCAATACACCACTCAATACCCTTCAGCCAGCGCGGATCGCCGACCTGATCCACCGTGCGGATAATCGCCTCTTTGCGCCCACCGCCCGGCACTTCCATTACGCCGGTTTGGGCAGTATCCTTAGCCGCCTTTACGGTTTCCACTGCCCTTTTAGTCTGTGTCTCTAGGGGCTGCATTGATCGGAGATAGCCCGCCCAGTATTCGCGTTCTAGCCGGTCAATCCGCGCCAGTTCCCGTGCCTTAGCAGTGCTAAAATCAATAGCTGCATCTTCTATCCACTGCTGGTGTAGGGTCTGAAGATCGCGGGATACGGTAGCTTGACTAACGCCAAGCCGTTCGGCTATGGCCTCCTGCGTTTGTCCCGCCAAGTACCAATCCGCGATAATTCGCCTATCTCGTAATAATTCTGCCTTATTTCGCCTGCGCCTGGGCATAATTCACCTAAGTATTCCTAAATCAGTACCCATTCAGTCTGTCTGCCACTATAATTGCCGCTGCCGTCACTGCCATTTTTTATACCGTGTCCTGTGAGACTAAAGCGGACGGGTCGGAGTTGCACCGCCACTCCCGACTATGGGTAGCCGGGCACTACTCTCAGGCGTCCGCACGCTTTGGATAATCCCTCGCCTTAGATTGCACCAAATGAACCAAGCCCTTATCCGTTTTATCTAGGACTTGTACATATCGATGTTTGGGGTTCGTCTTTTGGCACCTCCAGCCCGCATCCAGCAACGCCTTCCGCTGCTCAGACCAACTTACCCTATCCAGAATGCCGTGTTGCAGCCGTAGGTCATAGACAATTTTTTGGTCATATACGCGCCCGTTTGGCGCGATGTATTGCTCGGTACTTGCTCCGCGCCCAACATAATACCAATTACACGCCTGATAAATAGTTCCGACCTCTCCGGCATCCGTGTCCGCATAAGCTATAATCAGCTTGGCCCCCGTGTCTTCGGCAACCAAGCGGCACGTAAATGATACCAGCTTGCTGTTAGTGTTAGGGGGTGCCCAGTGAACACAGGCCCCCCGTACCAATGTGGTCATTTCGCGCCTATCAATGCCCCACTCACGATGAACATTGACGCCACCGGACCCGGTGGCGTGGGCGACACAAGTAACGCCCGCACAAAACGATCCAAAAAATATGCCATAATGTAAGCCGCTATTAGCCATAGTGCCCAGCCACTCATACTTCAATATTACCTGTGCGGCCAATTTGCGGCTTATCCTGCGCACTTCCGCCCGCTTCACCTCCAAGTGAGGAACGGGCGGCACGCCATCGGCCACATGCCGATCTCGCAACCGCCTCTGCCAGCATTGATTGTCTTGAATATCACGAAATGTTAATCGTGATGCCGGGCCAATCTTGCCACTCATTTAACACGTCCATAATTGCCACTAAATCTTCGTGGCTGCAATAGATACCTATAAAATGCTCGGCCTTTAAGGTAGGGTTGGGCGCGGGGGAAGGGG